CGACAAAATAATAAATAAAATATGTTATAATTATATTATCGAGAGGAGATGATATAATGAATTGTCCAAAGTGTGGAAGTGAAAATGTAAATGTTCAAGTTGTAAATGAACAAAAATTAGTTACAAAACATCATGGAATAATATGGTGGATTTGCGTAGGATGGTGGTGGATACCAGTAAAATGGTTATTCTTAACTGTACCAGCGCTATTTGCAGCAATATTTATTGGAAAAAGAAAGAAAATAAAGAACAAAACAAAGACAATGAGAGTTTGCCAAAACTGCGGATATCATTGGAAAAATTAAAGCACTTAGGTGCTTTTTTCTTTTGCTTAAAAGGAGTGATAAAAAATGTTAAAGATTATGTTATTAATTATATTAAGTCCATTTGCTATATTATGTGGAATAGTAAGCATGGCAATTATATATGCAATATTGAAGGGAATTGTAGAAATGACAATGGATTGCGTGAAAGTAATAAATGATTTACTAAATAATAGAGATGATAAGCAATGCTAAGGAGTTGCCAATATTGTGGCAAGATACATGATAGTAAATATATATGCAAAGAAAAGCCAAACAGAAAGAAAGAAGTAACAGAAGCGGATAGGTTCAGATGGACAAGCCTATGGCATAGAAAGAGAGAAGAGATAAAGAAACGAGACTTATATCTATGTCAGATATGCATTAGAGAATTATACAATACAGTAACAAAGTATAACATGAATGAACTAAGTGTGCATCACAACATACCAATAAACGAAAACTATAACAGAAGATTAGACAATGACAACCTAATAACAGTATGTAGTTATCATCATGAGATGTGTGAGAGTGGAGAGATACCACGAGAAATGGTACAAAGAATAATAGATGAGCAGGAAGGGAAGAAATATGAATAGAATTATTGGAAGATATAAAGCAGAAATATATGAATATGAAAATGGAGATATAAGAATAGCTTACGAATGTGATAAAGATAATAACTATGAATGTAGTAAAAGTAATTGCAAAGAGGAGTACTGCACACATACACTTAACAAAAGATTTGCTAAAAATAAAATAAAAAGAAGTACTTGTCCACCAATCGAACTAAGCTCACATTTAAGTGGATAAACAACCCCCCCTACCATCAAAGGCAAAAAATAAAAATAAATTTTTACACCGACTGCATACCTTCGCTTAAAAAAAATTCCCACATCAACATAAATCAATAATGCAAGAAAGGAGATGAACAATATGCCAACACCAACA